AACCCGCAGCCCAAGCCCAAGCCCAAGCCCAAGCCAGCGCCTGGACAACCGAAGCCGAAGCGAGGCCAGAACCCGCACCCTCCGAACACCCCTGAGCACGCGGCATGGCAGAGGCGGTCGGACGCCGCCAAGAAGGCGTGGCAGAACAGGAAGAACCAGCAGAACCCGTCAGGGAGCACGCCGTGAAGATGCAGTTCGAGCAGGGCCAGGGAAGCGGGCGGCGCTTCGAGACGAGGCGTCCGGCGATCCAGACGCGCTCCCGATACCTCAACGAGCGCGCCCCCAACCCGTACGCCGTTTACTCAGTAAACAGCGAGGCCACCAGGATGCCTGGGCGCGGCGTGTCTGGGGAGAGCACGAACTGATGCTGAGCCACGACCAGTTCGGACTGCCGCCGGAGTACGGGTCCACCCCCGTCCCCGAGGGGATGGTCCGGTTCAACCACTACACCTTCCCCAGTTCGGTGCCAGGGATACGCGAGCACGGCCTGCTCCGGTCCAGGTCGGAGGAGGCGTTCGGGAAGATGGCCACCGAGCACCCTCAGATATTCGCCACCGCTGGGGAGCCTGACAAGGACACCCTGCGGAACAGGCCGGTGGTGGAGGGATGGGCGGACCCGTCGAAAGACCTCGACATCGGATCGGACTGGCCCGCCCACGACCTGGAGGAGCGCCGCAGCGTCATCACGATGCGGGGGGACGTGCCGCCCGACCGGATCATCGCCGTGCATGAGCCGTGGCACCACAACGTCAGGACGATCCTCGGCGACGAGCACTACCTGCGGGACACCCTGTCGGGGGCGAACGACCACGCCCTGGACGACCCCGACTGGGGGCCTGCCATCCGGTACGTCAAACGGATGCACGGGGTGGAGTGATGCTGAGCGAGCAGTTCGGGAGGCTGTCCTGGGAGGACATCTCCGAGAGACATCCGGACTACGACGAGGGGATCGACTGGGCGGCGAACCAGTTGGCCCACGCCACTGCGGAAGACCCCGACGCTGAAGGAGCCTCCTTCCCCGTCGATTACGCGGAGCGGATGGTTCCGGTGGGCCGGATCAAGAAGCCGCATCCGGCCTCCTACGACCGGAGGATGAGCGCGGCCCAGGGGTATCGGGAAGGTGCGGAGGTGCCTCCGGTGGTCCTGGTGCATCGGGCCGGTCGGTACGAGATCGCTGATGGCCACCATCGGGTGGCTGCGGCCAGGTCGCTGGGGATGGACCGGATACCCGCGTACGTGGCCAAGTCCCCCCATAGGACTGCCTACCCGAAACAGGCGGAGTGATGCTGAGCCACGACCAGTTCTTCCACGGGACGGTGGCCGACCTCAAGGAGGGGGCGTCCGTGGTGCCCGCGTCCCAGGCTGGTGTGGAGCGGTTCCATCGGATCGGCTCCGACGAGCACGCCCACGCCACTACCGACGAGGGCGCGGCCTGGTCCTACGCCGAACTCGCCCACGACTGGACGGTCCACCGGATGGCGAAGGGGCCGTTCCCCGTCCCCAAGGTCTACGTCGTGGAGCCGCTGGGGGAGGTGGAGGCTGACCCCACCCCGACCGCCAACTCCTCCGATGTCCGGTCCCGCCACGGCTTCCGGATCGTCGGGCAGCGCCCGCTGCCGGAACATATGGGGGAACCGGAGGACTGGACGAGTTGAGCCAGACAGCGAGACCGCTCCGTACCAGGCTTGTGCCATGCGAGTGATCCAGAAGCGGGCGGTGCAGGCACACGCGGTGCCCGCCAGCATCTTGGACGCCCGTGGGCCTTTCGGCAGGTACGAGCCGAAGAAGGCGGACGACGACTATCCGCCCGACCCGTACCCGCCTGGGGCCACCGCGCAGAACGGCATGACGGAGGTCGTCATGTACGAGTGCTCGGAGTGCAAGAACCACGTCCGCGAGGACGACCTCGACGCGCACGAATGTGAGGAGTGACCGATGACCGCTGCATCCACAGCGACCAAGTTGCTGAACGACAACCGAACGGTCGTCGGCGGCAAGGACGACGCCGGAGCACGGATCGCCGTCCTGCCGACGCTGCCGAACGGGCTAGCCTTCGTGGCCAAGACCGGAGATCGGGCCACCGACGCGGCTGGGTCGGAAGTCGTGGCCAACGCCTCGGTGCCCGCCTATATCTCCAGCGCCGACGTGGAGTTCGTGACCGTCCCCATCGACTTCGCCACCACGGCCCCCGATGGCTCCAGCAAGTACATCCGGCGGCAGTTCTTCAAGAGCGTGGTCGGCGACCCGAGCACGGGCAAGTGGTGCTACACCAACATCAAGGGCCAGCCGTTGGACGCGAACGGGGTGCCCACCACGGTCGCCTCGGCGGTCAACGCCGCTACTACGCCCCTGTCTGCGCTGGGGCAGGCCGTCACGAACTACGTCCAGCCAGGCCCCCTGCCTGGGACGTATCAGGTCTCGGAGCGCCAGCAGGGCTACTCCCCGTACATCGGATGGACCGTCAAGCAGGTCGCCCAGAACGGCGTCTGAAACCGAAGGAAGAGGACACTCCAATGGCCGTCACAGCCACAGCGGCGCTGGTCAAGACCTTCTCCGGCGACCCGCCGCGCCCTCCAGGCCACGCCGGATGGAACAACCCGTCCGGAGACATCGACTGGATTCCTGACATCGACTTCTACCGGCGGGTCCGTCTGGCCTGCTCCGGTAACGCCGGTGAGGACACCAGGACCGTCAACTGGGAGTGCTACGACGGCACGGTTCCGTTCAAGACGAACGCGGAACTGGCGTCCACCACGGCGGGGACGACGGCCTCCCCGTTCGGGGCGCTGGTGAACAACAGCGACACCTGGACGATCTGGGCCACCACGGGGGTGGCCACGGCTGGCCAGGCCAAGTACTACGACACCAAGCAGATGCCGGTGTCCACGCTGCGCGCCAACGGCCAGACGGTCCAGGTGCTGCTGGGTCCGGCCAAGAAGATCGGCGCGGATGCGGTGACGTGGAACATCGCGGCCTTTCTTCCAGGGTCAGGTCGCACCCCGTCCGCCAAGACCACGGTCACGGTCACGCCGCCCGCCAGGGCTACGGGGGTGTCGGTCCTGCCGACCACCCGCACCCAGGTCCAGGGGGGCTTGACCGCCTCGGTGGCTGCCACCGTCGCACCAGCCAACGCCCTGAACAAGACGGTCGTGTGGTCCTCCAGCAACAAGGCCGTGGTCACGGTGGACCCTGCGTCCGGAGTCACCACGACCGTAGGGGCTGGTACCGCCAACGTCACCGCCACCACGGTGGACGGCGGCTTCACGGCGTCTTGCGCCTACACGGTGACAGCATCGGAGTTGTTGGCGGTGCCTACCAGTTCCAGTTCCAAGCAGGAGATTCTCGACTGGCTGGCCGAGAATGGGGCGGTCGTGGCCGATCCCGCCATCCAGAACCTCAGCAAGAAGGAACTCCTGGCGTTGGTGCAGGACATTCTCGACGACGACTCGGAGGCATGATGTCTGGCAACATCTACGACCGTGACATCATCGTGTTCCCCGAGCCGACGCCCGAGGTGAAACCGGCGGTGCCCGCCGTGAAGGCGAAGAAGGCGGTCCCCGACAAGGAGGGGTGATGGTCGATCCCCCCGAGGTTCCCGAGGTCATCAAGAAGTTCAACGAACGGGCCTCCCGCCCAGGGAAGAAGCGGTACTCCCCGCCTGGTCCGACACGGGCGGCGGGGGGTTGGCCGGACTCTCGCAGGCAGGGACTCGCCGGTGACCCCGCCTGGGAGAGGTTCACCGACGAGACCGGCACCCCCGCCAGCCCCACGGACGTGCTGGGGGCCATCGACATCCAGGGCGACCAGTTCGAGAGCGGTGTCCTTCGGGAACTGGTCACCGACATCGGGCCGTACCAGACGATCTCGTACTGGGAGGAGGCCGATCCGGCCCTGGAGGAGGAGACCGGATACCTCTACCAGCGACAAGAGACGGTGGCCCAGTACTTCGCCGATACGGCTGGCAAGCGGTTCGACCCGAAGACGACGAGCAACTTCGACGCCGAGCGCGGTGGAATCGACGTTGGAACATCCACCGACCCCGATGTCCTGGCCTACATCTCTTCGGTGGGCAAGTGGCCCGCCGACATCACGCTGGCCCCCACTGCCACGACCAACCCAGTTCGACCGAGAACTGTTGCTGCTGGCTACGACGGCAACAGAAAGGTGCTGACCGTGGTGTTCCGCGACGGCACCTTCTACAACTACTACGGGGTGGACGGCGGGCAGTGGTCCAACTTCGTGCGCGCCAGGTCCAAGGGCAAGTTCATCTACACCTACCTCGACGCCAAGGTGCGCGGGGTCGCCGACGCCTCCGGTATGCCCCTGGCGCATCGAGAACTGCTCTACAAGGCGGCTCGGACCACGCAGACCCTGCGCGAGGGCTTGCAGCACGGCCACAGCAAGAAGTCCAAGCGCGGTTCCAAGGGTGCGTACGGATCGGCGAACACTCCAGAACGGGCGATGCGGAAGGCCAGGGCTAGATACGCCAACACGACGGGCGTCACGGTCCACGGCTTCCTGGGGCCTGGGTTCCCTTCCCCCCCGTAATCTCGGTCGTATGACGGCCAGGACGATCATCGGACCCTTCTGGGTGGAGAAATGCAGGTACCAGTCCCGCAGCGAGGCGTTGGTGCAACGTGGCAGGGGGATGGAGGAGCACCACCCCTGGAGGTATGGGGACTGCCGGATACTGCGGATTCCGCTCACCAGGCACGCCCTGGCGGTGGGCAGATGGTCCGGTATGCAGACCTGGGCCGATCTCGACGGGGAGCCGGTGCTGGTGCTCCGCAGCCTCGGGGAATGGAAGCAACCTTGAAGAGGGACGGTCTGTATTCAAGGTTGCGGGCGCAACCTAGAACTGGCGACCCGATCACGGTGCCCGCCAAGGTCCACAAGAGAGCCAGGCGGGTGGTCGAGATGGGCCACATCACCACCTGGGTGGACCAGGCCCTCTACCTGATCGGCCAGAACGTGACCCACCACAAACCAGGAGACCCGCTGCTGGACGAGGCCGTCGCCGCAGCGCAGGCCCTCTTGGCGATCCTGGTGGAGGAGCAGAGGATGGAATCATGACCGCCTCGTACCTCGACGACGACCTCCAGGAGGAGATGGAGGAGTTCGACCTCCAGTCGCCGGAGTCGGAGGAGATCGACGAACTCAGCCAGGCGTTCGTCAACGACCTCATCGACAAGATCATGGCCTTCACCGAACTCCTGGTCGGGCATCCCCTGCACCCGTACCAGATGCCGTTCGCCCGCCGGATGGTCGAGAGCATCATCATCAACGACGGCGAGGAGATCACCGGCCTCGCTGCCCGCCAGAGCGGGAAGACCGAGACGGTCGCCGACGTGATGGCCGCGCTGATGATCCTCCTGCCGAGGCTGGCCAGCCTCTATCCGGACCTCCTGGGCCGGTTCAAGGACGGCCTCTGGGTCGGGATGTTCGCTCCCGTCGAGGGCCAGGTCGAGACCATGTTCGGGCGGACCATCTCCAGGCTCACCTCCGAGCGGGCCAAGGAGATGATGGCCGACCCCGAGATCGACGACACTCCGAAGAAGGCGGGCGGGGTCGTCAAGACCATCAAACTCGTGAACTCCGGCTCCTTCGTCTCGATGATGACGGCCAACCCGAGAGCGAAGATCGAGTCCAAGACGTTCCACGTCATCGTCATCGACGAGTGCCAGGAGAGCGACGACCACACCGTCACCAAGTCGATCTCGCCGATGCTGGCCTACTACGCCGGAACGATGATCAAGACCGGCACCCCGACCACCAAGAAGAACAACTTCTACCGATCCGTCCAGTTGAACCGGAGGCGGCAGGTCAACCGGAAGACCCGCAGGAACCACTTCGAGTGGGACTGGCGCGAGGTCGCCAAGGTCAACCCGAACTACGAGCGGTTCATCCGCAAGGAGATGCTCCGCATCGGCGAGGACAGCGACGAGTTCCAGATGTCGTACTGCTGCCGCTGGATTCTCGAACGCGGCATGTTCACCAACCAGAAGATGATGGACGAACTCGGCGACACGTCCATGAACATCGTGCGGGCCTGGACCCAGACCCCTGTGGTGGTCGGGGTGGACCCTGCCCGCAAGACCGACAGCACCGTGGTCACGGTGGTCTGGGTGGACTGGGACCGGCCCGACGAGTACGGCTACTACGACCACCGCGTGCTGAACTGGCTCGAACTCCAGGGGGACGACTGGGAGGAGCAGTATGCGCGAATCGTGGATTTTCTCTCCACCTACAACGTCCTGGGAGTGGCAGTCGATGCCAACGGGGTTGGTGATGCTGTGGCCCAGCGTCTTCGTCTACTACTACCCAGGGCCGAGGTCCACAGCATCACTTCCAGCCAGCAGGAGCAGTCGAAGCGGTACAAGCACCTGATGGCGGTCATGGAGCGCCGCCTCATCGGGTGGCCCGCCCACGGGAACGTCCGGCGCACCAGAATCTGGCGGAAGTTCCAGCAGCAGATGCTCGACGCCGAGAAGCACTACAAGGGGCAGCACTTCACGGTGAAGGCCCCCGACGAGGCGTGGGCGCACGACGACTTCGTTGATTCTCTTGCTTTGGCGGTCTCGCTGACCAGCGAGTTGGCGATGGCCACTGTCGAGGTCAGCAATTCGCCCTTCTGGGATTAGAACCTCCACTGTTACTACTGGATTCTACAGCATCCTGTTGCTTGTTGATTATGTTAGATGTGAGTCACATACTGTCGCTATGGGAAAGGTCAAGCACGGTGATAACCACACGGGCAGGCGGACGAAGTTGTACATGATGTGGAGCGGGATGCGGGCTAGGTGCCGCGATCCCAAGCACATCTCGTACAAGCACTACGGGGCCAAAGGAATCAGGGTCTGCGACGAGTGGCAGGACTTCGCGGTCTTCAAGGAGTGGGCGCTGGCCAACGGGTACGAGGAGGGGCTGTGGTTGGAGCGTAATGACTCCGACCAGCACTACGAGCCGAGCAACTGCCAATGGATCACCCCGAAGGAGAATGTGCGGAGAGCGCACATCAACAAGAGATTCAAGCGGTACAACATCTTCGATGAGGCCAAGACGATGGGGGAATGGGCGGAAGACCCCAGGTGCGCCGTCTCCTACTACACGCTGCGGAACCGCATCCAGCGGGGATGGCCCTTGGAGGAGGCGCTCACGACTCCGACCAGGACTCGCGGGGACTCCCGCAAGCCGAAGGGGGAACTGGTCCCGAGGATTCCTTCGATCCGTAGAGGCTGAACCTGGGCCGTTCGTTTGATGTAGTGGGCCTATGCGGGAACTCAGCCAGCGTTCGTTGGGCGTCCACTTCGCCAAGGGAACAGGTCGAGCGGCCTCCAAGGGCCTGCCCTCCCGAGCGCGGGAGGCGCTCAACGTGACCGGCAGGGGGATGGTCGGGTACGCCTCCGATCTGATCGGGGACAGCAGCGGCGCGCTGGAGTCCAGGATGCGGACCAACCAGATCGGCAAGCAGGTCGGCTCTCGTATGCGGTCGGCGGAGTCCGCCAGGGGGTGGCTCAAGGGGGCCGAGGGGGAGGCCAGCGGCCAGGAGGCGAGGGCGCGCAGGGCGGAGGCGAAGGCCGCTCCTCGGACGCTCGTTCAGAAGGCCCTGAAGAAGCCGTCCTCGAAGGCGAACGCGGAGTCCGCCAAGACCGCCAGGGCCAAGGCGTCCGACGCTGCCAGAACGGTGTCCGACTTGAAGGGCCGGATCGCCTCCGATGAGGCGGCAGCCCGTACCGGAATCTCGCAGGCCAGAGGGGTCAAGGCGTCGCAGAAGGAGGGGCAGGGCGTCCAGGCCAGGATTCGCGATGCGAAGGGCAAGCGGCGGCTCCCTTGACAGGGTTAGCGGTGACAGCGCCTGTTTACGGTGTAAAGATCGGACTACGGTCGAACGAAAGGTGAGGCAATGGGACTCGCACCCGCTCCGATGTTCCCAGAGCGCCCTGGCACGCAGTACGAGGTCAATCAGGTGTCCGGTGCTCCCTCCGGACCTGGCCCGCTGTACTTCGAGGAGGGCCTCGGAACCGATACCGACCTGCCGCGCAACTTCCAGGTGGGTGCCTTCCAGGGCTACCAGACGCCACCAGGCCGGTCGAACCACAACGCGAACGTCTACACCAAGACGCCGCAAGAGACGATGAGCGAGCGGTCGCACGTCGGCTCGGCCTCCTGGGTGGAAGCGCCGCTGATGCTTCAGGAGTTCGCGGTCGGTTCGTTCAGCGATGCGGCTGAGGTCCGGTACGAGGAGGTCTACCGCTCCGGCGGTCGTCTCGCCCGCCCCAGCCCCGCCGTCATCAACGACTGATCATGGCCGTCGATCCGTACGGACGGCGGCAGAGCGACCCGCAGCACAAGCAGAACCTCGTCCCGCAGAACCCCAGGCTCTGGGCCATGCTCCAGAA